CCATGCCTGGCACATCGCTATTAAGATTTTCAAGCCGCCTGCAATCGCCAGCGGACAGCCAACCCCATTGTCGGCCAATCGCCATTGATTCGTACCGTGTTTTAATGTCGGTGCGTAAAACTGTCTTGGTGTCTACCTCGACATATTCCGCCATGTTATAAATTAACTTCCTTGAAATCTCCTGCTCCCATCGGCAAAGCCAAGGTTGAAGGCTTCGAAGGAATTGCAAGCTTACCGCTTCGATGTTGTCGCTAGCATCTGCGGCACCTATGAGCGAAGGCGGTACGCGAAAGATGCTTGCGATTTCTTCTCTTGAATATCTTTGCGTCTGTAGAAACTGCGCTTCTTCTGGATCGAGTTGCAGCTTTTGAAAATCTAAGCCGCCTTCGAGGATCGCAACGCGTCCGGTATTTCCTGCGCCACTATGAAAGGAATCCCATGAACGCCTTAAACCGTCTTTGGCTTCTGGCGAAAGCTTATTTGGAAACTTTATAATCCCTGCTGGCCGCGCACCATTTTTAAAGAAGCTTGCGCCGTATCTCTGGCTTGCGAGATGTAAGGCGAAGGTTTCGCGCTGAAGGTATAAAGGCGAATAGCCTGCCAAGCCATCGTAAGAAAGGCCAAGGATGTGCAACATATTTCTTGCTGGTATTCCCATATAAGGCTTACTGCCTCGGTAGTCGCCTGCGTAAATTGCGTACCAAACGCTCTCGGTATCGGTATCAAAATAAGGCTGAACATTCTGCGTAGGAATGTACCAAAGACCGTTGCACTCTCCGTTAGCATCTCTGGAAATTTCTGCGTAGGCGTTTCCATGAAGCACCGCTGCTGCTGTCATAATTTCCTTGAAAGTGAATCCGGAATAATCTTGCGTAGGCTCGTTGTTCAAAATGAAATCAAGCTTTGAATCTAAGCGAATCCTATTATCGTCTTTTGTTTTCAGATAATGCCTGAACGGAAGTGTTGCCACTGTCTGAGAAATCAAATTAATACAAGCCCATACGGCTGAACTTCCAAGCGCAGTTTGTTCCGTAACTGCTACGCCTGAATAGTTTGAAGTACCATCGACCAACATATTGCTTTGATAGCGTCCAGTAGGACGAAACCACCTCTGAACTGTATCAAGAAAATTCATAATTTTCCCCTATGATTGTTATTCCGTCTTCTAGGTAGCTAAAATCTGTTTCCGTTGCAGTGGAGGCTTGCCATCTACCGAGTGCCATAATCATGGACATTACCCCATCTACTTTATCCTTTTCTCTGGATTTTGATATTGCTATATTCCCATTTCTGTCAGAAATACAAACAGCGTTCGAAAACTCCCATTGCAAAACTGGATCATCAGGCAGGATAACTCTTTGGAAATTAATCCATTCTTCTAAAACTTTGGTCGGATTATTCAAGTTTTTTAGTGTCTGTCGGAAAGTTAAAACTTCAACATTGTGATCGTCTTTGAGTTTGCGGAGCGTTTCGCTGGCGTTCCACTCATCAACGCCAATACTTTGAATCTGGAATTCTTCTGCGAGCGCAGCAATATCTTTTACAATTAGCTCTTGATTGATCCACTCGGTTTGATGTTCGGTAATGAAATCATCTCTAATCCAATCGTCCAGGACTTGCGCGCCTATAGAATCGCGCCTTGACTCGGTAGCGTACTTTGGACACCAATGCCAGACTAGGAAAGCTCCTACATCCTCGCCGTATGTCGGAGGAAAGTATAAAGAAAATGCGGACAAATCTCTCTTTGAACTTAAGTCTAAGCCACCATGACAAATTCTATTTTTATACTTCTCAATCATTTCCGCCTTTGGCATCTTCTCAACCTTTAAATATCTATCTATTTGAATCCAGTTTTGTTCCGCAGAGCCTTCCCATAAATTTAAATGGTAGCGTTTGAAATCCATCTCTTTGCTAATCGAGGTCTGCGCCTCTCTGCAAGAGTCTTCAAGAAACTTTAGATTCAAACTAATTCCAATATTTGGATTCGCTTTAAGCCACTGCGCTGGATCTTTCCAATCTGCGCCTTGGTCAGCGGCATAAATTACCGGTAGGAAAGTTGGATCTTTAATCGAACCGTCTGCCACTTTTCTTGCGTAGCTGTGTTGAGAGTATCCAAAACTTGCTTGAGTTCCTGCGGTGGTAATCTGCCAGAAGGCAAAGTTCTCGCGTGATCCGCCAGCGGTGCGCAGTGCGGTGTAAAGCTCATCGTTTCCAAGGCAATGCACTTCGTCCAAGATACAAAAACTTGGATTAAGTCCGTGTTGCCTCTTTGCGTCTGCGGAAATAACTCGGTAGATTGAATTGGTACTAGGCACTTCAATCTCGTTTTGCTTTACTTTGCACCTTCTCGATAGGATCTCGGAAGAAAGCACCATCGATTTTGCGGTGTCGAATATGATTTTCGCCTGCTGCCTGGTACTGGCTGCGCTAATAACTTCAGCCTGTCCGCCATCGCCCAATAATGCGAATAGGCCAAGAGCTGCCACCAGCGTTGACTTGCCGTTCTTGCGCCCTAGCTCAAGCCAAACTTGTTGATACTGCCTTTGATCATCTGATGTTTTTGTGTCGTAAAACTTGACAAGCAAATCCTTTTGCCACTGCGCAAGTTCGAACTTCTCACCGGCAAGCTTTCCTTTAGCATGACTGCAAAAATGCTCAATGAAATGAATTGCCTTCTTGCTTGAACTCATTCCATTCCTTCAAAAAGATCATCGTTATTACCAGCAATCGGGATGTCTTCCGGATAATCCGCAGGCGTTCCAATCCTTGTTAGTTCGTGCCTGGTCGCTGGCGTGAGGCGGAGAGCGTTCGCAAGTTTCAACGCCAGCGATTCCAAGGAAATTATTTTTGCGATGATTGGCGAAGGCTCGCCAAGTTCATCCACTAAACCATGAACGGCAAGTTCGCGTTGAAGGCCTGCAATCATTCCAAGCGTGTTCGCCAGGCTAACCACCGCCTGCGTTTCGTGCCTGCCTATGAGCGTTGCCGGTGCGCTGTTCAGGATCGCAAGAGCGATTCGCTTTTCAATCTCTGGAAGGCCAGCATTTGCGAAGTCTTCAAAGGTGGCCTCTGGTGCGTAATGGAAAAGTTCGCCTTGTATTGGCGTTGTTTTCGGCCCTGTCTTGGTCTTTAACGGCATTACCTACCCCTTTTGCAAATCCTTAAACGGATTTTGGAAAAAATAGTTCAAAAACTCTTGGCGTACCAAGTAGATACCGGCGTTTGTGGATAGTCCTGAAGACCCCGCCTACCCTTTACCCTGCCAAAATGACAAAAAAACGGTCTTTTTAGGCTGATTTACTAAAAAAAAATTTTTTAGTATTTGCCTTATCACAAAAAAAATCACCCTTGCCTGTTCGGCATTCGCCTGCCTCTGCCTGGTGTGTACTGCATATCATCCGCTGTCTTTCGAATGTGGCACCTTCTGCATAAGCTTTGTAAGTTACTCTCATCCGCAGGCTCGCCGCCTTTCGCCAGTGGCTTGATGTGATCAACTTCAGTAGCAAGCTCAATAGTGCCAAACAGTTCGCAACTGCGACACAATGGATGCTTGGAAATAAACTCCTTACGGATCTTTGACCAGCCACGAGGATAAAGCCTGATCCTTCTGCGGTGTTTAGGTGCATCGCCTGACTCGAATAACTTCTTTGGCTTGTGGCTATTCATGTAAGTTATCCTATCCTTTTACTATCTAATTATCAAACGAATTAGGTGGCGTTATGTTCAGCAGGCTAAACAATGTCTCGGCCTTACTCACGATCAGATCCACATTGTCGAAGTCGTAAACCTCATTGCGAACCTGTTTACCGAGGCTGGATAGTGCTGCGATAATGGTCTTCTCGAATGATCGTTTGCATGGCCAAGAGCGTACCAATTCTGCCGTTGGTGCTGCTGTGCGGTGCTGGCCTAGTCGTTCTTCCACATTGCTGGCAAAGCCAACTTTTAAGCGGCCTCTGTTGTATTCAGGTATCAGAGCAATTATGTAAAAGAATCCGTTTTCATTGTGTGACTTATTCGCCAAGGAATCCTTTAGCCTGGCTAAGTCAGCGATGCGGATTGAACTTTGATATAAATTCTTATCGTTCTGGATTTGCACTACCTCGATGTCTAACTGTTCAGTCCGGCTTTTAACGGTCTGGTAAGTGACGCCTATTTCTTTTGCAACATCACGCAAACTGTAAAACTCTTCCATGAATTTATACCTCGATTATTTGGATTAGGTGGCAGGCTTCAACTAACTTCTTTTTGATTTTGTAAACTGGTGTCCGAAAGCCTTTGACATCAACAACGCAATAAACTCCTTTCGAATCAAGGAAAGTAAAGTCTGCAAAGTATGAGCAAATAAGCCTTCCTTTGATTACGATTTTAAATTGTACTTGTGTTTTCAAGTCTTTGATTTGACCGGCTTCTTCCAACGCTCGATAGATTAGATAATGTTTGGCCTCCTTCTTTGATGCGAAGGTTTGGCCGTGTACTGTTGTTCGTTTCGCTCGGTATTTTGGTCGCTCGCTGTAGCCCATTAGGATTTCCCTTTGAAGCTTTTAAAACCGTTTTTCCATGCAATGTGATAATCTCTAAGTAATGACCTACTAAAAGGATTGTCTTTCATGCTTCCGCCGTTTTTAGCGTGATCATGTCCAGCGTTATATTTCTCGGTTGATAACTGATTAATTGTCAATGAAACGCAAAAGATGCAAACAATACCGCATTTACAACATCTAGTATCCATTAGCACCTTGCCGAATCTTTTACGCTATCGGCCAGAGCAAGATAAGCCGCAGCGTCTAAGATATTATCATCTTTTGCCTCGTTGGCATTCCTTGCCAACTTGAGCATTACCATCATGATTGCAACATCATACTCCGAGATGTCAAATTCAAGGTGCATCGACCAGAGCGTTGAAATCCGTTTCAAGTTTTCCGCTGGCGTTCCGTAGTCGCGTCCGCGCTGGTCAATGGTTTGTTGGACTAAGTTAAGAAAGATCGGTATCGAATCCATCGTTCACCTTTTTATCTAGTGCGTTGAAAATTGGTAAATTTAGCTCACACCGTTTTTCGTAAACTTTGATTCGTTCATCTGTGCCTGGATATGTTTGCGTTGCCTTCCGGAAATTCTCACCGCTGAAATCCTTCCCAACGGAAAGCTCTCTTG